TAACGATGTGTAACGGGATCAGGGCCTTCCTCCACCGGCACCACGCCCGTCAGGATCCACGACTCAGGTACCCCGGTCGCGAGTGCCCAGAGGCGGCTCGTCATCGGGCTCGGGGCGCGATGGCCGTTCTCCGCGGATGAGATCGTCGCACGCGAGATCCCCGACGCGGCGGCGAGCTCGGACTGCTCGAAGCCGGCCCACTCACGCGCCTTCCTCAGCCGGTCGAAGATCGTCCACTCGGGGATCTGGCCGGCCTCGGGGTTCATGAACACATTCACCTTCGCCATGTGACCAACGTTAGACGGGCTTCTAGGTGTTGTCGAGTGTGTCGTCCTTGACATACGTCTAACTCTCAGTCTTGACTTAGGCATATGTCTAACTCGCGACTTGAATCAACCCGACAGGTGGCGGAGCGTCTTGGCATGACCACTCGATCCGTCGCCCGCCTCGTCGAGCGAGGCGAGCTCACGCCCGCGCTACGAGCACCCGGCTCGCGCGGTGCCTTCCTGTTCCACACCGACGACGTCGACGAACTCGTCGAACGCGCCGCGCGATCGCTACAGGAGCGCCTCGAGCAGATGAAGGCGGCGTCGTGAGCTCGTCGACGGATCCGCGCGAGCGGGTGATCCAGCTGGGCAACCAGCTGCTCGACGCGCTTTTCGAGTACGAGAGCTGCCGCGCAGCTGGCGAGGAGCTCAGGGCGCGCCTCGAGGCCGGCCACAAGATGCAATCCGACGAGGCCAAGTCGATCGTGATGCCGCTGCTGGTCGCTGACCAGCGTCTCGCGACGGCGAAGGATGCCTACGTCACGGCGCGCGGGATCGTCGAGCTCTACTTCGGCGCGGAGGCGAAGCGATGACCGGCGTGCGGCCGTCGGTGCCTGACACAGACTCGGCGGGCCCCGAAACCCCCTCGGGGCCCGCCGACACCATGGAGGCGGCGGGATGACGGTCGACATCGTGCAGAGCATCCTCTACGTGCTGACGGTCGTGTTCCTGGTGGCCGCGAACCTGCTGCAGGGCAGGCGGATCTCGTACCTCGAGGAGCGGGTTCGTGCGCTGGAGACGTCGGCGCTGCAGCGTGCAGTGCGCGACTGGATCGCGGCGCGCAGGGAGCAGGGCTGAGGCGTGGGCGCGGCACCTGGGGGGCAGCCGTCGTTCACGTGTCCGTCGTGCGGGCGGACGTCGTACAACCCGAGCGACGTCCGGGAAGGCTATTGCGGCCACTGCCACGACTGGACGCGGCCGCGGGACCGCGAGGAGATCTCGTCGTCCTGCGACGTGGGCGCGCACGCATGGTGCAACGACGCATCATGCGTGTGTGCCTGCCACCGGCGCGCCGACGATGAGCCCGACGAGAGCATCGACGACTTCCTGACGGCCGTGATCGACGACTTCCGGCGCACCAACGTGTGGGACGAGGCGCCGACGCTGGCCGTGCTGTGTCAGGACCGCGAGGGCGCTCTGCGCGGCGTTCTCGCGTTCCCGGACTCCGTCTGGAGCTTCGCCTCACCGTTCGCCGTGCTGCGCACACTCGCGGGCGCGGTCAGGCAGATCGGGATCATGCAGTTCCCCGAGGAGCTCACCCCGCTCGGCCTGGTCCTCGTGAGCGAGGGGTACGGCATCGACGGCGACGCTCGGCCAGCCGGGTACTGGGAGACGCACCGCATCGCGGACGACCCGGCCGGCTACGAGTACGTGTCGGCGATCGCAGTCGATCTCGCCGGCGGCGCCTACGGCCGCGTGTATCGCCGGCACGCCGCTGAGGCCTACGCCAACACCGACACAACCGGGCGCCTCGTCGACGCGCTGCGCGAGCTGCTCGACGCGATGCAGCTATCCATCCCGGAGGCGACGTCGTGAGCCGGCCGGACTGGGCGCGGCGGGATCCGCGGGCGGCGATCGCGATCGCCGCGACGGCGTTTGTCGGCGCGATCGCTGTTGGCGGGCTGCTGTTGGCGATCTTCCTCGGTGCAGGGGGTGAGCTGTGAAGCCGGGCGACTGGGACGACGTCGTCGAGGGCTGGTTCATCGACGAGCTGCCGGACGGCCGCGGCATCTGGGTCGTGCCGTTCCTGTACACGCACGCGATCATCATCGGCCAGCAGGGCGCCGGCTACTACGACGACCGCTGGTGCTACGCGACGCGCGAGCTCGCGATCGTCGCGGCCGTGGTCTGGGACCCTGCGACCGAGGCTGAGCCGACCGGCTGGCACCGTCACCCCTCGTCCGGTCGCCGACGCGCTGGCGGCGACCCCGCGCTCGAGGTGGTCGCATCGTGACGGCGCCGATCGTTCCCCCGTATCTGACGGCGCGTGCCCGTGTCGCGGTCGTGTTCGCTCGCCGCATCGCGCGTGCTGAGCAGCTGCAGCACAGCCCGCTCGTCGCGGAGCTGGAAGCGCTGCGCGACGAGGTTCTCGCCGCGATCGACCCGGTCGACGAGGAGGGTCCGCATGATGCGGTCTGAACGGTTCCGTGCCGCGTTCGGTCTCGGGCATCGTGACCCGATCCCCGCGGGTGAGTTTCGCCTGGTGCAGCTGCGTGACGACTGGTGGTCGCCGAACACGTTCATCGGTGGCCGCGCCTGGTGTGATGCACGGCTGCGTGATTGCAGTGCGTGTGGTGGCCGTTGCTGTGGCTGCCGGCATACCGAGAGGAGGCCGTCGTGGCCCACACGATGAGGTTCGACGTCGACGAGCTCGAAGTGCGGAACATGGCCGTTGAACGGCCGGCGCCGGCCGACACCGAGTGGGCGGTCGCAGCGCTCACGTTGGGCGGTCTGCCGCTCGACGTCGCCGCCGATCTGCTGCGCGTCATCGGCCGCGGCCTCGACCGCGCCGGCTATGAGGCGTTCTTCCGGCAGGAGTCAGGTTTCCGGGTGCTCTACGCCCGGCGCAATCCCACGTCACCGGCGGAGGGAGGGCCCGCCAGCTGACATCGCGCGAGTTCTGCGTGTGCGCCCGAGCGCTCTTGATATTCGGGTGGGCCGGCTAGCCCCCGGTGCCGTCGCGGGTTAGAGCCGCATCAGTCAACCAACCCCAAGAACATCCAGGGCACCCGGTGAAGGCAGGCCTGGGCGGGAGCAGCGTGGCCGCTGCAGCCCCTGGTGTTCACAACCCGGCCCTGTGCTCCGAATAATCCCCGGAGTGGTCTCACCTATACCGACACCTGCGAGGCGACCAACCGACCGGTGAAGGCAGATCGTGGGGCGTCTTTCAGGACGTCCTGGGGTCCCCCTGCCCTCTCCCGCTCAGCTCCCGCCCTCCCAGTGACACCCGATGCCAGGAGGAGCATCCAGATGCCGAAACACCGATCCAGCAACCGGCGAGCACGCTGCCCGATCTGCAAGGCGCTGATCACAGCCCGGATGCTCAGCTGGCACATCACCAACCGCCACGACGAGGGCGCACCGACCGCGCTCGACCCCACGATCCGATGAACGACGAGCTCGCACCTGCAGCCGGCCAATGGGTCTACCTCTGCCGCGGCTGCGGATACCGGGCCGCGGGCGACAAGGGCACCGCCGAGAAAGCCCGACGCATCCACCGACACCGATTCGAGATCCACGGCCGCTGCGGATACCAAGCCCTCCTCTCCTCACAACACAGAAAGAAGTGACCTATGACGCTTTCCTACGACACCACCCAGTATGTGACGAAGACGCAGTACGCCGCACTCATCGGCAAGACCGACCGCACCGTGCAGCGCTACCTCGACGATGGCGAACTGCCCGGCGCGTACCAGGACGAACGCGGCCGCTGGATGATCCCGACCGACGCGCAACGCACCCCCCGCACCGGCGACGTCGTGCAGCTGCAGCAACGACGGCAGTCCGTCGACGAGCTCGCGGTCTCCGTCGCGCAGGCACTCGACGCGGCCCTCGACACGCTGCCGTCGTTCCTCCCGCTCGACGTCGCCGCCAGCGTGCTCGGCATCAGCCGGCACGCGATCGCCACCCACCGCGACTACTTCGGCGTCGTCCCGTTCGGCCCCAACGGATCCCTCGTGATCCCGCTCGCCACGATCAAGAGGATCCGCGGATGACCGTCGAGCTCGCGATCACGATCCACGTCCCGTCGACGGCACCGGCCGAGCTCATCGAGGATCTAGAGCAGCGAGTCGCGGGTCTCGACAATGTCGAGGTTTACGTCGACGCGACGTGCCGTGTGTGCGGATGCACCGAGGACGAGGCGTGCATCGGCGGCTGCTGGTGGGTCGAGGAGAACGCCGACGGCTACCTCTGCTCGGCGTGCGTGGAAGCGGAATCGTGAGCCCACTGTCGTTCCCGCAGCTGACGCAGCTGATCGACGGCCGGTGGGTCGCAGACTGTCGTACGTGCGGGTGGCAGTCGATGCCCTCGCGGGTGAAGGCCTCGGTCGACTACGCGCGCCGCGCGCACGGCGCCGAAGCACTCTGCAAGCGGAGGCCGTCATGACCGGCTTCGTGATCAACGCGACGGTCACCCGCGACCCGGAGGGGCACCAGCTGCTGCCGAGGTTCACGGGCCCGTTCGTGTCGCGGGTCGAGGCGGAGGCGTTCATGAACGACCAGCTGCCGCTGTACGGGTCGTGGACCATCCGTGAGCTCGCCGCACCCGAGGACTGGGCCCACTCATGACCGAGGTCGACGTCGACCGGCTCGCACTGTCCAGCGAGCTCGCGAACCTCGCCGAGCGGTTCACGATCGAGGCGAGCCTGTGGCGCGAGCCGAGCGCGCGCGAGGAGTGCGAGCGCACCGCCCGGCACCTGATGGAGCTCTCGCGCGTCGCGCTCTGGTCGCAGTCGAACATCGAGACGCTCACCGGCTACGCCGACGCCGCACGGCTGCTCGCCGGACACATCGAGGGCACCCGCCGATTCTTCAAGATCATCCTCACCCCCCCAATCTCAGCAGGAAGTGACACACGACATGACCTATGACACCCCCGCCGAGTTCGCTCGGCATCGCACGGTCGGGATCGTGCTCGCCTGGAACCCCGACGACCCGAAGCACTGCGACGCGTACGACGAGCTCATGAACGCAGCCGGGAACGCGATGGTCGTGCCCGGCATTCGCCTCACGGTGGTCGGCTCAGAGAGCGAGAACGCCGATGAGTGAGACGGGCGCACTGTTGGAGACGACCGGCGGCGACCTCGTGCACGCCGAGATCGGTGGCGTCGTCGTCGATCGCGACGACCTGACCCGCAAGGTGGTGATCGGCATCCCGTACTTCTCCCGCGGGATCGTGCGGCTGGACCTTGACCAAGTCGCGCAGCTGGCTCACGCGCTCACGTGCGCGCTGGTCCCGTACGGCGTCGTCATGCCGGCGCGCGCAACCGACGAGCGCGTTCCCGACGACCCTGATGAGTTGATGCGCGATGGCTGGTGATCACGAAGCGCTGCCGGTCGATCCCGACTGCCAGGTCGGGAAGCATCGCGCGTGTCCCGGCACGACCTGGTCGGACGACCGAGACGATTGGGTGGAGTGCGGATGCCCGTGCCACACCACCCCTGAACCCCCGTCCGCCCCGGCGCGTCCCTACGGCCAGGGCGGACGGGCCCCCGCATGACCAGGTTCGTCGGCGTGCTGTTCGGCCCGCCCGGCGCCGGCAAGTCCACCGTCGCACGCCGCGAGTTCGACGTGCCCGTGTACGACCGGGATCTCGACCCGTGGGCCGGCCGCACCGAGTCGGCGTTCACCGCGGCGCTGGAGCAGCTCGGCGGCCGCGCCGACGCACGCGCGATCGTCGTCCGCACCGGCGCGACCGAGACAGCCCGGCAGCGGGCGCTGTCGCTCACCGGGGCGACGCACGCCTGGATGCTGCTCACCCCGCGCGACGTGTGTCACCAGCGCGTCGACGACCGCGGCCGCGACCCGCGCCGCGAGCATCCCGCGATCGAAGCCTGGTGGCGCAGCTACGAACCGGCCGCGAGCATCCCGGCCTGGTCCGGCGTGGTCGACCTCGACGCCGCGCGCGTCGACCGTGCCGCGCGGGGCGCGCCGCTCGCGCCGCTGTGCGACCGCTGCAAGTCCCGGCACCTGGTGTCGCTGCCGTGCTGGGCCGGCCGCTACGCCCAAGACAAGCGCGAGCTCGTGCTGCGCATCAAGGGCCGGCGCTGCCAGCTCGGCCTACCCGGCTGCAAGATCCGCGCGACCACCGCCGACCACCTCACCGCCAGGTCGCGCGGCGGCACCGACGACCTCGACAACCTGATCCCCGCCTGCCCGCGCTGTAACCGGGTGAAGAGCAACCGCACCACCAACCCGTACGGGAACCTGCCACCCGTCGCCGGCAACGGCGAACCCGTGAGCTCCCGCTACCGATGACATAGGACACGACACATGACACTGACACCTGAAGCCTTGCCCGTGCTCGCTGCGATCACGCTCGAGCGCGATCGCCAACTCGCCGAGCTCAGCTGGACACCAGACCATGACGATGAGCACGGCGCCGGCCACCTGCTCGCCCTCGCATACGGACACCTTGATGCCGCTGGCGACGATGCCGGCGGGCACGGCGTAGATCGTGTCGAGCTCGTGAAGGCCGCAGCTCTCATCGTCGCAGCGATCGAAGTCGTCGACCGGAGCGACCGATGAGCGACAAGATCATCGGCGGCTCTGCGTTCGGGATCGGTGACGCACTCGTCGACGTGCGCCGCGCCGTGCTCGTCGACGGGACGACGGTCGTCGCCCTCGGTGGGCTGCGCGATTCGGGCGTCGAGCGGATGCTCGGGCTGGAGATCACCGGCCGCGTGAACAAGAGCACCGAACGCAGCGACACCCTGTACCTGCTGAGCATGGACGGCGTAGCCGGCATCGTGTCCGAGCTGCTCGGCCTGGCGCAGCGGATGGGTCCGGCTTACGTCGAGCAGCTCGACCAGCTGATCCGGCAGCGCATCCAAGATCTGCCGAGCGAGTGATGCAGATCGTTCGGTTCATCTGCGATCGCTGCCAACGAGAGGAGCAGGAGGACGACGCGCAGGGCTGGGACACGACGGGGCCGGAGGACCTTTGCACCCACTGCATTGAGGATTGGGCCTGGGCATGGAATGAGTGCGGTGCGGCGACCCGGAACCCCTGGCCGTGCGAGCGCTTGGTGTGGAAGCGACGTGGTGATACACCTCCCGCTCGGTGCTGGCAACACCAGTGGTGATACCGGGGCGCGCGACCGAGGAGGAGCATCGCGAGTTCGATGCTTCGGTTTCTGAGTGAGGCTTTGATGCTTGGACACCCCGCGACCTGTGGATATTTACCCTGAACGCTCAGAAAAAAACCCGGATCGCGCGGAGAATCGCGCGAGCCGGGCCGGGTGAGCTCGACTGTAGTCGGCTACGCCCGCGCGCACCAGCCGGGAGAGTGGATCCGGGCGGATAATGGGCGGCATGAGCACTCTTCCCGGCGCCGAGGCGTGGGGAGGAGTGCGCCCACCGTCGGATCTTGTGCAGCGGATGAGCGACGCGATCGAGGCACGGCGCAGGTCGGGTGCGATCCAGCCGTGGCATGAGGGCATCGCCGCTGCGGTGCTGGAGCTCGCCGAGGAAGCGCAGCACGCGAAGGGCATCGCGAAAGCGCAGCTGTACGCGCAGATGCTCGCGGCCGAGTCGCGGCTGCCCGAGCCGGTCGTCGAAGAGAAGGGCGAAGTGCTCGAGTACGAGGCCGACCGGATCCGCGCCTACCTGGAGGAGTTCGACCGTGGCCTCGACACCGCCGCCGCTGCTGCCGACGATCAGGACGTCGAGATCTCCGCACCGCTATAGCGACGGGCGCCTGGTCGGCGCGATCATCGCCGCGAAGCTCGGCCGGCGTCCGACCAGGTGGCAGCAGTACGTCCTCGACGTCGGCCTGGAGCGCGTCGACGGTCCCGGGTCCCCGTTCGCCTACGCGAACGTCGACCTGATCGTCGGCCGACGTTGCGGGAAATCGGTCACGACGATGGGCGTCCCGCTCGCCCGGTCGCTCGCCGGCCCCGTCGTGCTCGACACCGGCCGGGTGATGCCGTTCCTCGGCGCGCACACCGCGCAGAACCTCGTCAAGGCGCGGCAGCGGTTCCTCAAGGATCTCGTCGAGCCGTACCGGGAGTCGATGAGCTCGGACGTGTGGCGGTCCGGGGTGAAGCTGCGCGAGGCGATCGGCGACACGTCGCTGACGATCGATCCGGCCACGGCCGGGAAGGACTGGCGGCTGCGGCGGTCGTCGCAGATCCAGGTGTTCGCCCCGACCCGCTCGAGCGTCCGCGGCGACGGGCTGATGCACCTGACGTTCGACGAGTGGCTGGTGTTCACCAGGCTGCTCGGGCAGGAGCTGCTCGCCGCGGCGGGTCCGACGCTCGGCGACGCGCGCGGCCACGGCCAGATCTGGCGGTGCACGAACATCTCGGTGCTGAACAACGAGCAGACCGCCGTGTGGGAGACGAAGGAAGCCGGCCGCGCCGCGGTCGACGCCGGCCACACCTCCGGGACGGCATACTTCGAGTTCACGATCCCAGAGGGGTCCGACGTCACCGACGAGCACCTCTGGGCCGAGTGGTATCCGGGCATCCGTGACGGTCTGATCCGCATCGAAGAGCTGCGCGAGGACCTCAAGCGGCTCGGGCCCGAGTCGTTCGGCGCCGAGTACTTCGGACTGTGGCCGGGCGCCGGCGCGATCGTGAAGCTGTGGGAAACGATCGCGCGCAGCAGCTGGGAGAACGCCGGCGTCGGCGCCGACGAGCTGCACATGCCCGATGACGTGCCGGCTGCGCTCGGCGTGGACATCGACCCGTTCGACAGGTCCGCGTCGATCACCGCGACGTCGGTCGATCCCGACCGTGACGGCCTGGTGCAGGAGATCATCGACGACCGGCCCGGCTCGTCGTGGGTGCTCGACCGGCTCCGCCAGCTCGAGCCCACGGTCAACGCGATCGGCATCGACGACTACGGGCCCGGCCATGACCTGATCCTCGACATCGAGCGCGACGAGCCGGCGATCGCCCGCAAGCTCGTCAAGACGACCGCGCAGGACATCGTGGCGGCGTGCTTCGCGTGGGACTCGAGGCTGCGCGCCGGCGGGCTGCGGATCCGCAAGTCCGACACCTACGCGAAGGCCACCCAGGCCGCCGGCGCCGCGCAGCGCACCAGCGGGAAGGCGTGGCAGTGGGAACGCCGACTGCCTGTCCCGCAGACGCCGATCGTGAGTGCTACCCTCGCCGCATGGGCGTTGGGACGCGCGCCAGAACCAGAGACTTTCTTCGTGTACTGAGGAGCTCAGGCCGTGGCATCCCGCGCAGTCGCCCTGTCATACGCCGCCAGGCGACTCCGCGATAAGCAGATCGTCCATCGCATCACTTCGTCGACGTCGACGCTGGGCAAGACGACCCGCGCCGACATCCTGTACGGTCCGCAGGTGCCCGGCGCGCCAGAGGTGACCGAGCAGGTCGCGATGGGCAACCCGTTCTTCGGGCGCGCGGTCGACCTGCTGTGCAACGCGGTCGCCGGCACCGAGTGGTACGCCCGCCGCTACGACCCGGCGCTCGGCATCCGGGCACCGCTGCCTGACCAGCCCAACATCGTCACCGACCCGTCGCCGCTGCAGCCGCTGTGGAACTACCGGTGGGCTGCAGCGGAGGACGGGATCCTCTACGGCAACCACTTCGCGCTGCAGGGCGAGCTCGACTGGCGCACGGGCCGGCCGGGATGGATCGTGCCGCTGCCGGCCGACGAGGTCTGGATCATGACCGACCCGGCATTCCCGGGCTGGTACCAGTGGGTGATCGGCGGCGAAGCGTTCGACCCTGACGAGATCTTCCATGTCGCGTTCGGCGCTCGCTCGGGCGAGATCCTCGGCCGCGGCGTGCTGCAGCAGCACCTCGACTGGCTATCCGGCGTGGAGGCGGCCGAGCAGTGGTCTCGCGACGCTTTCGCGGCCGGCGCGCTCCCGCCGGCGGTGCTGTCGGTGCGGGCGGTGCCGAATCAGACGCAGCTCGACGACATCAAAGCGAAGTGGCGCGACATCACGTCGGTCCGCGAACCGGTCGTGCTTCCCGAAGGGACGACGCTCACCCCAATCGTCGGCAACGCGCAGACGTCGCAACTGATCGAGGCGCGCAAGTGGAACGCGACGGCCGTGGCGAACGCTGTGGGCGTGCCGGTGTGGAAACTCGGGCTCGAGGGCCCGACGATGACCTACCAGAACGTCGAAACCGGAGACATCGACTTCGTACGCGACTCGGTCGACCGGTTCGCGCGGCCGATCACCGAGGCCGTGTCGAAGTGGCAGCTGCCGGCCGGGACCGACGTCGTCTGGGACTACGACTCCCGGATGCGCGCCGACCAGAAATCCGTCGCCGAGGTCCTCGTCGCCTACACGGCCGCGGGCATCCTCACCATCGACGAGGCGCGCGCACGTCTCGGTCGCGGCCCGCTGCCGGCGACCGGGCAGTCGGCGGCACCACCGGCGGCGGAGAACACCGACGCGACGGCCGACGCGGCCGCCGCAGCTGCAGCGGAGCTCAACACGATTGGAGTCGGATGATGAGCGAATTGCTTATCGAACGATCCCTCGCCGCCGACGTCCTGGAGCCGGTCGGTGACGGGTGGACCCTGCACGGCCTGGCCGTGCCCTACGACCGCGACCAGGTCGTCAGCGACGACGGCGGGAAGACAACCTACCTGGAACGGTTCGCCGCCGGCGCGTTCGCACGTGACGCGGCCAAGGGCGGCCGCTGGGTGAACCTGTTCGTCGGGCACCGTGGCGACGACGGCGACCGGTTCCTCGGCCGCTGCGTCGGCATGGCCGAGGCATCCGACGGGCTGTATGTCGACTTCCGGCTGAACCGCGCGCACCCGCTCGCCGAGGAGGCGCGCTCGGGCGAGCTGCAGGGCTGGTCGGTCGGCGCGAAGATCTTCCGCACCCGCGAGGACCGCGCCGCCGGTCGCGAGCGGCGTGTGCGTGAGCTCGCCGGGTTGAACCACGTCGCCGCCACCCCGCAACCGCAGTACGCCGGCGCCGGCGTGCTCGTGGCGCGCGAGCACGAGGTGATCGGGCAGGAGCCGACACCGGTTCTCGACGAGCTGCGCGCCTGGCGCGAGAGCATGCGCAGCTGAGTACTATGGGCCGCAAGTAGGAGCCGCCACCCCGGCGGTCGCCACCAGACACCCCGCCCGTCGAGCGGCCACCCTGGGACGACGAGACCGGCCACCCGGCCAGATGAATCCAACATCTGACCTGGGAGGTCTCCCGTCATGGGACGCTATCTGGACGCGCTCACTGCGCAGTTCGAGGAAATCACGACGGGGATCGATGAGATCCTCGATCGCGCGGCCGACGAGGGCCGCGACGTCACGAAGGACGAGCAGGAACTCGTCAACCGCGACCGCACGAAGGCCGACGAGCTCAAGAAGTCGATCGACTACTACAGCGAGCTCGAAGTCACCCGCAGCAAGGTCGCCGAAGCGCGCGGCCGCGTGCCGCAGCAGCCACGGCAGTCCTCGACGACCGTCGTCGTCGAGCGCGAGAAGGACCCCGACAAGGAGCTGCTCGACGCGTTCCCCACGATGGGCGACTACATCGTCACCGTCGGGCGGGCGCTGCGCGGTGACCAGGAGGCGGCGCAGCTGATCGAGCGCGCCACCGCCCACCAGACCACCGCCGACAACCCCGGCCTGATCCCGCGGCCGATCGTCGGCCCGGTGATCACCGCGGTCGCCAACGACCGCCCGTTCATCTCGTCGATCAGCCAGAAGCGACTGCCCACCGGCAGCTTCGACCGACCCGTGATCACCCAGCACGTCGCGATCGGCAAGCAGGCCGCGGAGAAGGACCTCACCGCGTCGCAGAAGCTGATCGTCGGCAAGCTGCCCGTCGCCGCGGCCACCTACGCCGGCCACCTGAACATCTCCCGGCAGGACATCAAGTGGTCCCAGCCGGGGATCATGCAGATCGTCGCCGAGGACTTCGTGCACCGCTACGCGGTCGAAACCGACAACGACGCCGTCGACCAGTTCGTCGCGTCGCTGACCAACGACCCCATCGCGGGCGACCTGACCGCGGCCGGCGTGACCGGTGCGCTCTTCCAGGCCGCGTCGGCGACGATGCTGGTCGCCGAGGGCGCGCCGCTGCCCGACACGCTGTGGGCGGCCCCCGACATCTGGGGCTCGCTCGGTGGCCTGGTCAACAACAACGGCACCCTGGTGTTCCCGTCGGTCACCCCGACCTCCGCTGCCGGCAACGTGCTGGGCATCAAGCTCGTGGTCGACCCGTGGTTCCCGCCCGGCACCGCGGTCGTCGGCCCCGCCCGGTTCCTGGAGTGGTACGAGGACGTCGACGGTCTCATGCAGGTCGCCGAGCCCGACGTGCTCGGCCAGCTCGTCGGCTACGCCGGCTTCGGCGCGTTCCTGAACACGAAGCCCGACCTGTTCACGCCGCTCACCCTCACCGCGCCCGTCGAGGCCCCCGCCCTCGCGAAGACGAGCTCGAAGTAGGACCCCGGATCCCCGCGCGCCGACTCCGATCGCGGCGCGCGGGGAACCGGCATCCACGAGAGGGGATGCTGTGAACCTCGACGACATGCTCGCGCTGCTGCCCGACAACACCACCGGGCAGATCTCCGCCGACGATCTGCGCCAGATCGTCACTGGCCTATGGGACTACACCGCGTCGGTGCAGAGCACCCTCAACGAGGTCGTCGTGACCGCCGTGCCCGCCGTGCAGGCCGCGATCGACGAGCTCGACGTGCGGGTGACCGCGCTGGAGAACGAATGAGCACCCCCGGGTCGCCGTTCGACGCCGCCTACAGCCGCGCGTTCGGCGCGGCCGCGCCCGTCTACCCGGATCGGGACACGCTCGAGCAGAAACTCGCCGTGTACGTCGACGTGCGCCTCGGCGACAGCTCCGCGGACGCCGAGTACGTCGGCGACTGCACCGACGAGGCGATCCAGTGGCTCACCGACACGATCGGCACCGCGACGAACGTGCCGGTCACCGCGTATCAGCGGGCGTTCCTGGAGGTCGGCGCGCAACTGTTCCGCCGGCGCCGCACCTGGTCGAACATCGACCCGATGGAGGCGCCCGCGGTGCCACCGGTGCGGTCGAACCCGTACACCGCGGCGTATCCGATCCTCGCCCCGTATATCGGGCCGGTGATGGCATGAGCCAGATCACCGACCGGCGCGTCGAGCTCACCGCAGCGGTAACGGCTGCGATCCGTTCCAGCGGCCTCGACGACGCCGAGCTCGTGACCGTCTCGAACAACGGCATGGACTTCATGCAGTCCCGCTCGCCGGCCGCCGGCGGCATCATCGTGTACCCGTTCCCGAAGATCCAGATCCCCGCACCGCGCGGCATCCGCCGTCTCGTCTGGACGATCGGCCTGGTCGCCGGCGGTCCCGCCGTGGAGGCCGCGGACCGCTGCGCCGAGCTGCTCGACGTCATCACCGGCGCCGGCATCGTCTCCTGGCGTGCCGCGGCGGCGACCGTCGACCCCACCGACTTCGCGATCAGCGAAGACCCGAAGGCCCCGAAGATCCCCGGCTGGGCGATCACCATCACAGAGGAGTACCTGTCATGACCCTTGTTGGACCCTGCGTCCTGCTGCTGGGTGACGCCGCCACCGCGATCGACTACGGCGACTTCGTCACCAACATCGTCCAGAACGCGCCGCAGCCGATCGTGCTGCCCGCGATCAACCGCGACTACTCGGACAGCCCGACCCGCGGCTACACCATCACCCTCACCGGCGTGCAGGAGACCCTCGACGACGGCACCCTGTGGCGCTACCTGTGGGACAACTTCAACGACACCGACGTGCCCGTCACCTGGTCGCCGATGGGCGACGGAGAGGTCTACTTCGCCGGCCTGATCGCGTCGATCCCCGACCCGTCCGTCGGCGGCGCCGCGAACCAGCACGGCACGTTCGACATCACCCTGACCCTCGTCGCACGCCCCACGATCGTCCCGGCGCCGACGCCGCCCGAAGGGCTCGCCGCGCCCGTCGCCGAGGCCGAAGAGGTACCGGCCGGCTGATGCTGAAGATCGTCGACGTCAACGACAGCATGGGCGATGTCCTGCTGACGCTGCAGCGTGCGCAGACCGACACCCAGGACGAGATGCGGGATGCCGCCGACTCGGCGATCGAGTCGTCCTGGGTGCCGGCGCTGCAGGCCGCGGCATCCGGCGCGCAGCAGACCAAGCTGCTCGTCTCAGGTGCGCACGCCGACGTCGACGACCTCGGGTTCAGCCTCACCGCCGGCGTCGGCCCGGCACTGTCGGGCGGACTCGACAGTTCGCACTGGTACGCCGTGGATTACGGCATGAATCCGCGGCGGATCGCCGCGCCGAACCGGCGCCGCACGATCCGTCTCGGCGGCGGCCGCGAGTTCCAGGCCGCGACGCTGATCTGGGTCGGCCGGAACCTACCGCCCCGCAACGCGAAGGGCCGCGTCATCTACCCGACGATCGGCACCCAGTCGCAGGACTACGTCACCGCGTGGGTCGACGGGCTGATGGGGCAGTTCGACGACCCCGTGTTCGACGCCGACGCCGGCGACGTGCAGAGTCAGGTGGCCGGCTCATGGCAGTAACCGTCCGCTTCATCGCTGACGTCGTCAACTGGCTCTCAGGGCTCGACAAGTCCGAGGCCGCGGTCGACGACAACGCCGACGCCCTCGCCGACCTGATGAAGCAAGCGGTCGAGCTCGGCACCCAGGCCGGCAAGACCGCCGACGAGATCGCCTCTGACTTCTCCGACGCGTTCGGGGTTCCCCTCGACCGTGCGAAGCGCGCCGTCGACGAGGTCACCAGCTCGACCGAGGATCTCGCCGACGCCGGCAAGTCCGCCGAAGCCGCCGGCGACGATATCGCGTCCGGCATCGAGGGCGGAGCGACCAAGGCCGGGGGCAGCCTCACCGAGCTTGGCTCGATCGCGAAGGACGTCCTGTCCGGTGATATCGGCTCGGCTGCCACCGGGGCCGTCGACGCGCTCGGCTCGATCGCGACTGCAGCAGGCATCGGCGGGGCAGCCGGCAGCGCGATCGTCAGCGCACTGAGCGGTCTGGTCGGCGCGATGGTCGACGAACTCACGAAGTTCGCCGAGATGTCGAAGCAGGTCAAGGAAGGCGTCATCAACGACTTCGTCGAGCTCGGCGACGGGCTCGATCAGGCCGCGGTCGACCGCCGCATGAAAGAGATCCTCGGCGGCGAGGACACCCGCCGGCAGGCGATGTTGCTCAAGGACCTCCTGGGCACGGATCTACCCACCGCGCTCCTCGTTCTTGCCGGCGACTTCGACACCGCGGGAATCAGCGCGTCCGAGGCCTCGAAGGCGATCGCTGACGCACCCGGCAACGTCCGGATCGATGACTGGGAGGCGCTCAAGGCCACGATGGACGGCCTGAACCAGGGGCTCGCGGAAGGACCCGCGATCGCCGACGCTCAGGCCGAAGCGCTGTCGCGTGTCGCGATCGCCAGCGCCGAAGCATCCGTGGCTGCGGGCGAGGCGACGAAGTCGGTCGATGAATTCGGCAACACCGTCTACCAGCTGCCCGACGGGAAGGTCGTCGTCGTCGACGCCGAAACCGGGCAGGCAATCAGCGACATCACAACGGTGCAGGACTACGAGCTGCACAACAAGACGGTCGCAGTCAGCGCCGACACCAGCGCGTTCTACCGCGACATGTACGCGCTCACGACCAGGAGGTTCGCCGGCGTGACCATTCCGGTCAACTACGTCGAGAAGCGACCAGGAACGGCGCAGCTCACAGGATGAACACGATCACGATTCTCGACGGCTCCGGCCGGCAGATGAGCCCCGAGCTCATCCATCAGGCGTGGGCGCCCGCCCGACAGTCGCGGAACATCGTGCACGAGCTGCTCGACGGCACGATCGCGACCGCGCTCGTCGCCGCAGCACCCCGCAAGGGTCGCCTGCAGCTGTATTTCGTTGACGAGGGATCCGCCGCGACGTGTGTGAACCTGCACGCCGCGCCGGCGTCGTTCTCGCTCGTCTCCGACGAGAGCTCGACCGTGTCGATGACCTACGTCATCGCTGACCGAGGCAGCGCGACCTACCAGCTGGACCCCGAGACCCGGCACCTGTGGCTCGTGTACGTCGACTTCCAGGAGATCGTGCCGTGAGCACGCAGCTGCTGCGCCCGTACTGCGCTGTCACGCTCGGCAGCGAGAGCGCGGCGGCGATCGAGGGTCCGGTCACGATCGACTCGTCCTGGTCCCCGTACGCCCAGTCGACGGTCGTGCTGCACCTCGACGACTTCGAGGCCGCGATCGACATCGACCCGCGCACACCATTGCGTGCGACGCTCGCACCGACCGTCACCGGCGCGTTCGCCGTCAACGGTGCCGGCGACACCGTCTGGGTCCCCGACGCCGGCCGCCGATTCGACCTCGGCGTCAGATCGAGGCGCGTCCAGTTCGAGGACCGCACCGTCACGCTCGAGCTCGCATCCGACGAGGCGCTGCTGCAGGACTACGCGCCCCTCGTCGACGACACCGGTCCCTGGAGTCTCGCGAGCTCACTCCGGTCGGTATGCAACTACGTGCTGAGCAAGGTCATCCCCGGCGCGACGCTCAACGCATTCTTCAGCGACTCGTTCGAGGACGGCGTCGGCCCCTGGTCGACGAACTCCGCGGATGCCACGTTCCGGGTGGGCACAAGCTCGGCACGCTCGGGGAACCAGACCCTCGTCGTGTTCACGACGACCGCCGGCGGGTCGTACCAGGTGCGTCGGCTGGTCACTGGGCTCGTCGTCGGCCGCTCCTACACGCTCGTCGCTTACGCCCAGGCCGCGACGAACCCGGTCACCGGTGTCGCCGTCGCCGTCGACGGCATCGGCGCGGGATCATCGCGCACTGTCAGCAAGGACGACGGGTACGTCATGCTGACGAAGGGTTTCACGGCGACGTCGACGCAGCACAACATCCGGGTCCAGGGCACCACCTCTGGATCTGGCACAGCGAATGCCTTGCGCTGGGATGACGTCGCGATCATCGACAACACGATGCCGACCGACGACGCGGACGTGACGCCGGTGTGGGAGTTGACGCAGCTGTTCCCGAACCCGGCGGTGCGCTCGATCGTCGGCAACTGGATCGCCGGCGGATCCAACGGCAACCTGTCGCGTGAGACCGGCTGGGCGGCCGGGTCGATCCCCGCGGCCGCGGACCTCACCACGGCGACGCTGACCACCTTCAGCGGCAACAGCGGCAACGGTCAGGGCGGCGCGTTCGGGCAGACCGCGACGCTCGTGCCCTACGTTCCGGTCACGCCTGGCAAGACCTACACGGTGTACTGCTGGGCGCTGTCCGCCCAGGTGGCGAAGCAGGTCAAGCTGTCCTGTCAGATCTTCGGCGCTGACGGGCAGCTGCTGCAGACCGGTGTCAAGCTCGCCACCGTCAACCTGCCCGTGAACACGTGGACGCTCGTCAAGGGGACGATTGAGATCCCCGCCGTGGGCGCCCGCCTGGGCCCGTTCGTGTATGCGGATGACGGTGTGCAGTGGGCGAACGGGAACACGCTGCGCACGACGGCGTGGATGGCGCACGAGGGCGTCTACCCGACCACGATCACCTGGTTCGACGGTGCGACCCCGGCCGACTCGAAGTACACCTACGAGGTCCTCGGTCCCGCGCACGCGTCGGCCACGACCCGCAAGCCGAAACAGCCCGGCATCGACCCTGACTCGCTGATCTGGTCCGCCGGCACCACCGCGTGGGACTTCCTGGAAGCGCTGGTCACCGCGGCCGGGCTGCGGCTGTTCTGCGACGAGCTGCGTGTCTGGCGGCTCGTGAAGCCCGACTACACCGTCGATGGCAGCGTCGTGCTCACCGCCGGCAACGCGACCGCCGGCGACGACCTGATCAGCCGTGAGGATGCGCAGGTGTGGGCGCAGGGCGTGGTCGTCCGCTACACGTGGACCGACGCGGACGGGATCTCGCGCACCAAGGACGACACCGCCGGCGCTGCCGGCAAGGTGCTGCTCGTCGAGTACCGCGACACCCCGTATCCGGGTCCGGGCGCGGCCGCGGCGATCCTGGCGGCCATGACCGCTCGCGGCCGCGTGCAGGGCGTGACGTCGCTCACCGACTACCGGGCGACCCCGGGCATGCAGTCGCGGGCGTCGATGCCCGGATCCGGCCAGGTCGTCGGCACGGTCCGATCCGTCCAGTTCGACACCGCGACCGGGCTCATGCAGGTCGCGTCCAAGGGGCAGCAGGAGATCCCCGCCGACTCGTGGGCCGGCGCAGCCGACACGACCTGGGCCGACGTCGCCGACTCGGTCACCTGGGCGACCTACACCCCCTGAGAGGAGACCGACGATGGCGAATGGTGACGCTGCAGGCGCAGCCGGCATGGACGTGGTCCCGTCGACGGCAAAGCTGAAGCTCGGCTACGACGAGATCAACAAGACCCGCGACTACATCCTCGCGTTCGGTGTCCCCGCGACCGGCCTGCCCGTCAACAAGGGCGGCACCGGCGCCACGACAGCAGCGCAGGCACGCACGAACCTCGGCATCACCTGGGCGAACCTGTCGGGCAAGCCGTCGTCGTTCCCTCCGTCCGCGCACACCCACGACTCGCTGAGCACCGGGCCGGTGTCGTTCGGATGGAACAGCGGCCTGAACCGGTGGAACACCAACGAGAGCATCGCCGCGGCCGCGGCCGTGTTCGGCGGCGACGTGAACGTCGGCGGCCACATCTACGTGCCCAACTCCACCCCCGCGTCGGCCGGATACACCGTCGCGTACATCAACAACGACGGCCGGCTCTGCCGCGGCGCATCCGCCCGCCGATTCAAGAAGAACATCCGCGCGGCCCGCCCGCTCGTCAACGCGTTCGGCATCCCGCTGTCCGAGTTCGAGCTGCGCGGCGGCGACGGCACCCGCATCCTCGGGTACATCGCCGACGACATGGCCGAGATCCCCGACCTGGCCCGGTTCGTGATCCACGACGCGAAGGGCCGCGTCGAGGGCATCGACCACATTCAGCTGCTGCTCGCGCAGACCGTGCAGCTGCACGCCGAGGTGCAGCAGCTGCGTGATCGCGTCGCCGAGCTCGAAGGGGCACGCTGATGGGCACCGCGACCGACGGGCAGCTCGCCCACGACCTGCTGCTCGGCTACGAGCCGCTCTCACGCCACGGCGCCTGCTGGTACTACGTGTGGCAGGCATACGCGGATGCGGGCGCCAGCACGGCCCACGGCGCCATTCCGACCGCGTTCCTGGCGTGGGAGGCCACCGAAGGGCGCCACCCGGGCGACATGAACCCACCCCCGGGCGCGGCGATCTGGCTCGGCACCCGCTACGACGGCAACACCGACGGCGACGTGTTCATCGCCGGCGCGCACGACGGCGACCACGCCGCGACCGACCAGCCCTCCTGGGGACAGACCGGGCTCACCTCGATCGCCGGCCGCATGGCGCTGACCGGCCGCGAGTACCTCGGCTGGTCCGACCACGTTCTCGACTGCCCGATCACCGGCCCCACACCCACACCCACCCCGATCGAGGAGAACGCCATGAACCACCTGCTGCAGATCGACCCCGACGTCGACGGACGCTGGTTCCTCATCAACTTCGGCGCCGGCACCGCGCAGCGCATCCACAACGGGCTGCAGCTGGACCTCATCCGCCGCGACCCTACCGTCGACCAGGTCGCCGGCCCGCAGCCGGCCAGCGTGCTCGACGGCCTCACCATCACCGGTGAGTGAACCCACCCTGCCACCGCAACGCAGCCCCCTCGCGCGCGCGGCCAAGACGGGAGCGACCCTCGTCGCCCTCGTCCTGGCCGTCGGCATGGCAACCGCGCTCAACCTGTTCTGCGTCGCCGTGCTCTGGGACGCGATCTCCAGCGCCGGCCCCGGACTCAGCGAGAACGCCACCCAGATCCTCACCGGCTGGGGCGGCGGCATCATCGGCATCCTCGGCACCGTGTTCGGCTACACCTCCGGCGCCAGCCACGCCCGCGCGTCACAGGACACGTCACACGACATGTCATAGGTCGTCAGCGTGGGTGGGTGTGGCGGCTACTCGTCCGACTCCTCGATCCGCCTGGTGGCTTCGTCGACGATCGACTTCTTGGCGCGTTCGGTCTGGGCCGTCGACATATCGTCTTCGAAGTACATCAGACACGTGCTGTCCCAGGCGTAGACGAGCTCGTAGTCGTTGACATCGACGAGCGAGTCCCGATATTCCTCGTCACCGCATTTGCCGTCGATGGCGCTCTGCGCGATCTCGTCGAGGTTGGGGAGAATCATTCGAGCTGCATCATCGGTCAGCCCGGCGGCGCCGGCGTACTCGATCACGAACCGTTCGGACACGTCCTCGAGCGATGGCCCGGTCGCGCAGCCCGCCAGCGCGACCGCGAGCAGTGCGACGCCCCCGACAGCTGTCACGTGACGTTTCATAGGACAACATCCTGCCGCGGTCGACGCCCGGATCGTAGGGGGATCGTCGGGACAGGAAGCGCTGCGGATGCCGCGGCCATGCGGTCCTGGTCGACCTCGACGTAGATCTGCGTCGTGGCGAGCGATGCGTGTCCGAGCAGCTCCTGCGTCGTGCGCAGATCGGCGCCACCCTTGACGAGCTCGGTGCCGAAGCTGTGGCGCAGCGAGTGGCCGGTCTTGCGGCGCGCAGTGATGCCGGCGCGTTTCTTCGCCTTCGTCATCAGGTCCGAGACGCTCTTCCAGTGGATGTGACCCTCGCGGCCGCCGCGCGCGGGGAACCACCACCCGTCGGCCGGCATGGTCGGGATCTCGTCGAGCAGCACCGAGTGGATCGGGATCTCGCGCTCGACGCCGCCCTTGCCGACGACGGTGAGGATCCCGGCGTCGAGATCGAAGTCGCGTGATCGCACCTTCGCGATCTCGTGCGCGCGGAGCCCGTGGAAGTAGCCGAGCACGATCATGATCCGGGTGCGCCGGTAGGCGCCGGAGGTGAGCATTCCGGAGATCTCGTCGATCGTGAATGGCCGAGGCTTGCCACGCCGGGCGCCCTTGACGCGGTCCAGGAGCGCGGCCGGGTCGGTGGCGATGATCCCCTCGACGTGCAGGAATCGGAACAGCGCCTGCATGTCGGTGCGCTCGCGCATCATCGACGAGCGCGCGATGCCGCGGCCGAGCACCTGCTGCAGGTCGAGCTTGACCACCTGGTCGAGCGGCTTGTCGTCGAGCAGTCGCTGCAGCCGGCGGGCGAGCTCGATCCGGTTGTCGACCGTGCGGGGCGAGTAGCCGCGCGAGCGCTGCGACGTCGCAAAGCGGGCGATCGCGTCGTCCCAATCCATGCGTGAAACCTACTCACCGGACCGCCGGACCTTCAAGCGAAAGTCCGGCGGTTCAGAATCCGCTACGCCGCGAGGCGCGAAGCGGCGGATGCCGCGACCAGGTCGTCGTCCTCGACGTGCACGTAGATCGCCGTCGTCGCCGGGTAGCGGTGGCCGAGGAACACCTGCGTGACGCGGAGGTTGTTCCCGGTCCCTCGATAGACCGTCGTCCCCGCACGATGGCGCAGCGAGTGCGGATTCGTGCCGAGCTCGCAGCGCGTCCACTTGCGCAGCGTCTCGGTCGTCAGGTGCCCGCTGCCCGACGCTCTCGACGGGAAGTACCATCCGGCGTCGGGATGCTGGGCGCGCAGCATGTCGAGCTCGGCGCCGAGCTCGGGCGAGATGTGGATGCGACGAGTGTGACCGCCCTTGCCGACGATCGTGAGCCACGCGCCGCGGCGATCGCGGTCGTGCAGCTTCGCGATCTCGTGCACGCGCAGTCCGCCCTCGGCGCCCAGCAGCGTGAGCACTCGCACCTCGACGCGTTCGGATGCAAGGCCGGCGTCGATCTGGTCGGGTGACGCGATCCGCGCTTCAGGGAGGTTGACGAGCTTCACCGGCCGAAGCCACGTCGACGGATCGCGAGAGACGGCGCCCGACTCGAGCGCCCAGCGATAGAAGGACCGGAACGCGGCCGTGACGGCGTTCACCGTGCGCGGCGCCCACTGCGGCCGCGCGGCGATCCAGGTCTGCAGCTGAACGGCGGTCGCGGTCACCAGATCAACCTCGGCGGCGAGCCGCGTGAGATAGCTGGAGCGCTGCCGGACCGTGTTCGCGCTGCAGCGCCGGACGGTCGAGAGGTAGGCGAGATAGTCGTCAATGAGCATTGGGGGGACCTCGTTGTTCTTAAATGCCTGACCACCGGTGATTCTCGGTGGCCTGAGTCCTATTCCGAGACGATTTCGGGTTGCTGTGACAACTGGTCTGTCACATGACGGCGTCATATGACGGGCGCTCTCTGTCACATGACGCGCGCGGCGTGCGGAGAAGTCCGGCCGTCGCTACTCTGCGCGCCGCGCCGTCATGCGCGCGTGCATGGCATCATGCTCGTCGACCGCGGCCGCGAACGCGTCGAGCAGCTGCACGAGCTCGTCGCGCGGAATGTCGCGCAGACCTGTCGGGTACACCGCTGTCGCGCGGCCGCGCAAGACCGCGATGTCTCCGAGGATCCGCTGGACCCGCTGTTCGGTGAGCATGTCGTCGAGCCAGGCGGCGAGGCATCCGCATTCGTCATCGACATCGTGGTGGTAGCCGATGCATCGGTCGTCGACGCAGCCGCACGTATCGCCGCGCCACTCATCGGATCCGGAGTAGTAGCGGGTGTAGCCGGCGATCGTCGCACCCGACCACTTGATCGTCTCGCGCGCGGTCCTGCTCAGGGCGGTCATGCGCTGACCAGCTCTCGCACGCTACGAGCGAAGTCGATCGAGACGACCGGGTTGGGATAACGATGTGTAACGGGATCAGGGCCTTCCTCCACCGGCACCACGCCCGTCAGGATCCACGACTCAGGTACCCCGGTCGCGAGTGCCCAGAGGCGGCTCGTCATCGGGCTCGGGGCGCGATGG